TTCCGTAACTTCATACTCGGCAATTTCACCTACGCTAATGTTTCCGTTAGCGCCTCCGATTTCAGCTTCGGCCGCTACGGTAACTTCTCCGTTTGTGACTTCGCCTGTTTCAGTTGTAACGAAGTAAATCGGTTCAGTAGCGATTGTGTTTACGCGAGTTCCTGTCGGGATTTCCAAGCCGTCTATACCACGAAAGGTGACTTTTCCGATCGCTTTAACCGCTTCTCGGCGATTAAGCCCCCGTTCTTCCGCGCGGCGTTCTAAATACTCCCCGTAAGTGCTGTCGGCAAAACTGAAATCGAGTACGTTATCGGCTTCCATGTACGCTTGTGCTAATTCGAGAGCTGCAGGCGCCAACATGTCGTAAGCGACCGATCCTTCTCGCTTATCAACGTCAGAGGGAATTCTCGCTAACATACGGTCAAGAATCGCCTCGTACGTTTCGCCATCAAATATCGTCATCACGTCACCTCCAATTCGTTAAATAAAGTTTCTTCGCCGTTCGTATCCGTAACAGAGAATGAAACGATAACTGTATCTCCGGAGGAAACGACTGTCATATCGTTAATGCTGTCGATTCGATCGTCGTAGATTAACGCCTCTGTAATGACGCGTGGGATTTCCGTTTCAATGAACGCTTTCGTCGCGCTTGTGCCAATTAGGTCGCCGATTTCGCATCCGTAAGCGTCCGTATAAATTAAAAACCGCTCGCGGGCTGTAATTAGCGCCTTGTGAACGGCTTGTTGTAACGCTTCTTTTTCGTCAATGAATCCGCCAATCCGCCCGTTCTCGAAATCGATTTTGTACGTTTTGGATGGCTGGACGGCTTCTTCATCGGTCATGGCGAGCAGTTCTTCGAGTTCCTCTTCGCTAAATTCCGGTACTAAAGGCATTACAAAATCACCGCCTTATCAAGTACAACGAACATTTGACTTTCGTCTAAGCAAGCGATGATAATGCGATCGTTTGTCTGTAAATATCCATCTGCTGCAGAAACGCCGGTCAACACTAAATCGGAACCGCCTAACGTGAACTCAACGCCGTCGAGCCGAACAGATAAATCCGGAAGAGGCGACTTTACTGTCCCGAGTTGAATGTCGATAGCTTTGTTGTAGCCTTGTTTTGCCATAAGAGTTAATAGTTTAGAATACGCGTTCAAGTTATCGCCTCCCTAGAATTTAATAAAGTTACGTGGATTGACCGGATTCTTCCAACGACCGTTGTGAATCTCGAAGTGTAAATGCTGTCCGGTCGATCGCCCAGTATTACCCATTAGTCCGATTTGCGTTCCTTGCGCTACTTTATCGCCGACATTAAATCGACGTGACCCCTTACGCATGTGGCCGTAAACTGTTTCGTATGTTTTTCCGTTGATGTTATGAACGATAAAGATAACCTCGCCGTAACTTGCGGATACATAAGATTTCGATACGGTTCCGCTAGCTGCCGCTTTGATTGGAACGGTACCCGCCTTCGCAATATCAAGACCTTCATGCGCTCTGCCCCAACGTTGCTTCATTTCGCTGGTCACGACGCCCTCGCACGGTCTAATAAATCCGCTACTATTCGTAATTTCTCCACCATTACCGGTCGTAGTTTTTACGACAGTAGTAGAACCTTCGTAATAGCGAAGTACGTGCGGAACATAGTTAACGTCACCATAACGTCGCCAGCCGTGCTTTTTCGCCATTGCTGCCGAGAATGCTTTCGTAGTTGCCATTGAATAACCGCCGCGAGCTTTTGCATATGCGATAAAGCCTTGACCGAAGTTATACGATTGGAGCGCGAGTTTGACTTCGCCAGCCTTCCGCAGAACTTGTGCGAAATACTTAACGCCTTGTTTAATCGAGGCTTCTTCTCGAAGTACATTTCGCCCTAAACCGAGCGACTCTGACGATTGGAATAAATCCGGGTAACGGCCGCCTGACTCCTGCATCATTAACGCCAGTAAAAGTTCCGTATAACCTTCGATTCCGTTAGCTCGCGCATATTTTCGGACTATTGGCTCCCATTTACGAACACTTTGTGCCACTTTCGCTTTGCCGCCCTTGATTTCTAATGTCGTAGTGTATCCGCCGGAAGTTCCGCCGTTGCCCGTTGAGTCTGACGTTTTCTCTTCTGGTGGATCGTACTCTTCTTCGGCTACGTCGAACGTGCGTGATAATTTCAGTGACATCGTATGATAACCGTCTGGCTGGAACGTGTGTGAATCTGCGATAACATAAAAAGCGCCAGTTATTCCGGTCATCTTCTCGCTCGTCAAAATTGATGAGCCGCTGATAACTTCCGGAATTCCAAGCGCTTCTACGTTAAATTCTTGTTCGGGTTTGTTTAGCGTCGGTAACATGCTGTTTGCCAACGATTGTAATTTATCGACGTCAACTATATCGCTAACATGCTCGTAATGCTGCATGACTCCGTAGACTTTTCGCGCGTTTGCGTCTGCAGCGAAAGCTTTAATCGGAATGTCTTCGTCGCCGCCCGTCAATCTTACTTGCGTCTTTAATTCGTCTATATTCGTTGAGTAAGTGGCGCTAAGTATGTTCGAGCCATCTTCGATATACATTCGAGTAAGTTGGTCCTTTCGTTCAACGAGGTGTAAGTACCCTTTTTTCGACTGTAGCGTAAACTGACGTTTGTTATTTTTCGTTGTCTCCGTTAATGCAATAACGATCATATCCCACAGCGACTTATCGCGAAGGATTAGCTTCGGAATAATATAGCCGGTGTCTGCAATCTTTCCGACTTTAATGCCGAATCGTCCACAAAGCGACCTCACGATATCAGACGCCTTTTTGTTGTCATAGCGCAGGCTATCGCTAGTTTTCGTTAAGTAGTGATTCGCGTCATATGCCGTAACTGTTTCCTGTCCGGTATGTTCGATATCGGTTGCGAAAATATAACCACGAAATAACTCCGCAGATCCGTTTGACACACGAATTAAACGACCTGGCTGAAAATTAACTAAACGAGTCTGCCCGTTTTGCGTATTGTTGAACGTGATTTCGCATTTACGACTCGCCTGCGCTAAGTCCCCCGAAATAACAACGCCAGCATTAAGTGAGCCCACCGAGTATGCTTTCGTATCGTCCGTATAGATAATCGTTAGATTTCGTCTATCTGGACCGTACTTTAACGTTTCTTTCGCCATTACGGAATCACCAACTTCATGCCGGCTTTCAAGGCGTTCGGATTTTTACCGATTGTCTTTTTATTTGCGTCGTAAATAGCGCGCCATTTTTCACCGTTGCCGTAGTATCGTTTCGCAATCTTGAATAAGCTATCGTTCTTTTTCACAACGTATGTTCTTTTCGCTGAAGTCGTCTTTTTCGTAGTGGTTGCCGCTTTTTTAGTGCTCGGCGGCCGTGTTGTTGTCGTTGCAGTTTTCGCAGTAGATTTCGTTGTCTCATACCGAAGAGGTACCCAACGGAATTGCTTCAGCGAAATAGAAAAGTAAATATCGCCGATACTGCCCGCACGCTCAATTTCGTATGTGAATTCGCGAATCGTAACAAGTGAATTTATGCGTGTTCCTGTAACGATAAATCTCAACGGTGCTTTGTTGTCGCGCCAACCTTCGATAATACTTAAATACGTGTTAGGCGTTTTAATCGCAGCGTATTCACAGTAAGCCGGATTATATCGGTAGGGGAAAAACGAGCCGAACTCGAACGTTTGAAGTTCGCGGTCGCCGAATATTGAAACTTCGCCTAAGTTAGCGACAGGAACATCGTTGAAGCCGAATGGCGACGTAACGTTTACTGCGTCCGGATTTACTGGAAATCGAAGCTTCTCAGATCCGCTTTCATTCGTTAACCAAAACTCAATCGCCATTACGCGCCCGCCTCCTGTGCTTGATATAGTTTCTTAACTAACTTGTCTGCAAATCTATCGATATCCGCTTCTTCGCGAATTGTCATTCCGTTTACGTTTACGACTAGTCCGCTTGCGCCGCCTTTCGAGAATTGGCGGTTTTCCTTCTTCGTTAAGACACGCTCGCCCTGGTGAAGTCGGTACATCATGCCGTTACGTGGTACGTAGGACTCACCGTGGTATGACGATTTGTTTTTCTTCGGTTTGGATGGTCCCATTCCGGCTTTCGTACTTGCTACGCTTGGCGCTTTGAAGTTAGGCATTTTAAACGATGCTACTGCGCTTGTGAATGCGTGAAATCTCCCCTTAACTTTATCGATTACGTTACCGATTGCGTTAAATGCTGCAGTTCCTACCGCTTTGACTTTATCCCAGTTTTGACAAAGCTTAATTCCGCCTGCAATAAGCGCTCCGATAGGTCCAGAGAATGCTAGTATTTTCGTAATAAGAGAACCGAATTTAGACCACAATTCAGTCGCTTTTTTCTTGACGGTATCCCAGTTACGGTATAACAACACTCCGACCGCTATTACTGCTGCGATTGCTGCTACTACCCATGTCCCAGGGAATGCCCATACTGCAACATTCAATCCCATCTGTGCCAATGTCGCTAAAAGTGTTCCAGCTCTGTATGCGGCCATTAGCGTATTAACTGTCGAGATGACCGTTAATGCAGCCATCCCCGCTTTAAATGCGATTACAGCAGTAGTTACTCCTATAATAGTTTCCTGCACGAGTGTCCAATTTTGAACAATCCAATCACCGACCTGTTTCGCCTTATCATAAACGAACTTTAGCGCGTCACCGACCGGAGCCAGTAACGATTGTGTAGATTGGAAATTCGCTTTAATCGTAGGCCAGTTCGTTTTAATGTAATCGGAAAACTTCGCAGCTTCTACGCCGAGAAATTGAAACGCATTACCCATCGACTTGAAGAACCCGTCAAGAGCTCCGTCGCTGACTGCGTTTTTGATATCGACGATAATTGGTTTAAGCGACTTCAACGCTTCGAATCCGACTGCTCGGAATTTCATCGATAGAGCTTCTTTAATTTG